CGTATTGCATCCATGAAGCGTCTTAAACAGTCTGGCAAGCCAGAAGATGCGGCTAGTCTGTTTGAGGATTTTGTAGAACTTTAATATAGGAGGCTAACATGGCCGCAACTACTAACACGCGGGAGACTTACGGAGCCGTAGGCATCCGAGAAGACCTCTCCGACATTATCTATAACATTAGTCCGATGGACACGCCGTTTATGAACGGCATTGGCAAAGGCTCTGCTGACAACACTTACTTTGAGTGGCAGACCGACGAACTGCAAGCCGCCGCCGCTAACCGTCAGGTCGAAGGTGACAACCCCGATCCGATTGCTGTGAGCGAGCCGCGTCGTCTTGGCAACTACACGCAGATCAGTTACAAAACTGTGATGACGAGTGGCACTGCCGAGTCGGTTGACTTTGCTGGTCGTCGTTCTTCGCAGGCTTACCAACTGGCAAAACGCGCTAAAGAAATCAAGCGTGACATGGAGAAGATGCTTCTCGATGACACCGTGAAATCTGCTGGTGCGGCTATTGGTGGTCCTGCGGCGGCACGCGCAACGGGTGCGTTCAACGCTTGGATTGGTACGACTTCCGCTGGTACGTCTCCGATTCTTGATGGTGGCGCTTCTCCCGTTGTCGGTCTTGTCAACAACGGTACTGGTTCGCCTGCTCCTGGCCCTGACGGTTCTACCGTTGCGGCGGCTGGCACGACCCCTGCTGTTGCCCTGACGCTTGACATGATTAACGAAGTTGTGTCACGCATCTGGGACTTGGGCGGTACGCCTGACATTATGATGTGTTCTGGCGCTCTGAAGCAGTCCATTTCTGGTCTTGGCGCTTCGGTGGTTGCAGACCTTCAGAAGAATGTTGGCGACGGCGCGGCTACTGCGGTTAACGCGGTGGACGTTCTCGTGACGGACTTTGGCACTTTCAAGATTGTGCCGAACCGTTTCTGCCTTGCTAACCGAGTGTACGTCATCGACTACGATCTGTGGTCGCTTGATTACCTCCGTCCTTTCAAAACCGAAACCCTTGCTAAAACTGGCGACAACATCAAACAGATGATGATTGCTGAGTACGGGCTTCGCGCTAAGAATGGTAACGGCAACGGTATCATCAAAAACGTATCGTAAGGTGTATGGTGATGGGGGCTTTGGCCCCCTGATCCTATTATGTTTATATATAATTCAATACCCACAATAGTTGTACAGGATAATGTAGTAACACCAGATGAGTGTCAGTACATTATAGAATTTGCAAAAAGAAAAGGTCTACAAGAGAACAGAGTCAACATAGACGGTACTCAGAAATTAGACCCAATGCGTACAAGCACTGGAACTGTCGCGCAACACAATGAAGATTTAGTTATACACGGCATACTAGAAAGGCTTGCAAGTATTGCTAGAGTTCCATTGTCCCACGCAGAGCCAGCAACAATACAGCGGTATGAGGTTGGTCAAGAGTACAAGCCGCATACAGACGCATTTACAGATGAAGAAAAAGTCCACGATATGTACAACGTGGATCACACGGGCAACCGAGCCGCAACCATTATTTTGTATCTCAATGATTCAGACGGTGGTTCTACAGGATTTCCTTACTTGGGCTTTATGATACAAGCAATACAAGGAAGAATCTTATTGTTTGGAAACCTAGACGAAAACAAGAAAGCACATCCACTATCAACACATATGGGCTTGCCGCCTGATACTGGCGAGAAATGGATACTTACACTTTGGTTTAGAGAAAAGGAATATGTCAGCAAGAAAACAATTAAAAGACGCACTAAAACAAAAAGAGCCAAGAAAGGAAAAGACTAAAAAGCAAAAGCCATTACAAGAGCAAATGGCAGAAATTTGCAGAGGAGAGAACAAGAGATACCATGTCTAAGAAATCAGCGGAGCGGTGGCAAAAGTTTATTCCAGAAGATGACGGCGGATTTACGCTAGAGACCTATCAAGACGTTTCATCTATTCTGGAAAACAACAAGATTGATTACAACAACTACGGAGACAAAAAGACTCCTGGTAAAATGGGCGAAGGTATACGAGTAGCGTCTATTCCTATTAACGTATGGGAACAATGGATGAAAGATACCAACGGTATGATTCAAAAAGACAGTAACCTACTTAAGAAATACCTCAACGACCCTGATAACAAATACTTTAGGACAACTCCTACGAGGATTTAATTATGTGGCTATACCAACCTACATTCACTGGTAATAACCAACTGCCTATCATTAACAACCGAGTATGGTTTGCAAGTAAGAACAGTTAATGGCTATATCTAATTACACAGAACTCAAAACTGCGGTAGCAAACTGGTTAGATCGTGACGATCTGACTGACCGCATACCTGAGTTTATTGCACTAGCGGAGGCTCGGTTTAATCGGGTTCTCCGTATTCGTGCTATGGAGTCTAAGCAGACTGCATCTACTGTTGCAGGTCAGCAGAACCTTGCATTGCCTGCGCGCTTTGTTCAGATGCGTAATGTGCAGATTAATACAACCCCAGTAACTCCAATGCAGTATGTCACCCCAGAAATATTTGACAGGCTGTATGGAGGCTCATCCAGTGGTACGCCTAAGTTCTATACTGTGATTGCTAATGAGTTGCAATTAGGACCGAAACCTGACAGCGTGCAAACTATCGAGATGTTGTTCTACGAAACTTTTCCTGCTTTGTCTGATGCCGCTCCTACTAACTGGGTAATTACTAACGCGCCAGATATTTATTTGTACGGGTCGTTGATGGAAGCAGAACCTTTTATTATGAATGATGCCAGGCTTCCTCTGTGGGCTACTGGATTTCAAACTGCTGTAGGAGACATCCAAGAGCAGGACAACAAGGATCGTCACTCAGGCTCCGCGCTTAGGGTAATGAACACTGGTGGTTATTATTGACGGCTCCTATTACATGGGCAGAAGCCACATCTCCGATATACTGGAGTAATATAGGAATTAACTGGAACTCCCCTGCTAAGGGTGAGTCTCCATCTTTTGCTGTAGATGCAGGATATACGACAGGCGGCGCATTAAACATAGGGTCATCTGTACTGTATGGTATAGATGCTGGCCTTGTTAAGAGTGGTACAGGCACGATAGTTGCGGATGCTATATATGCAGTAAACACGGGGTACACTTCTCTTGGCGGTTTTACGTTAAATGTATCTGCTGACTTTGATATATCTTTAGACGAAACATCTACTGGAATACTAACAAACGCTGTAGCATCTGCCAGTTATGATCTGGATGCTGGTTACATAAACAACACTAAGTATCCAGAATCTATGACGTTTGACTTGTCTATGACGTATTCAAACGGTGACTCATTATTGTGGAATGATGTAAGCGATCCCAGCAGTACATGGTCTGACGTATCTGATCCAAGCACAACGTGGTCTGATGTAAGCGACCCAACAACCACATGGACGAAAGTTGACTATCCCCATTAAACCAGAAATAAAAGCCGACGGAGGCTTGATTATGCAACACGATACTAACATGGGCCTCGGCCTCAAGAACGTATGGACTATTGAGTGCTACGACTCTGAGGGTAATCTTAAATGGGGCGAAACCAAAAAGAACCTTGTAACTACGGAAGGTCTAAACCACGTTCTGTCCAGCACTCTTGACGGCGGTACGCAGATTACTACTTGGTATGTCGGGCTTAAAGGCACTGGCTCTGCCGCCGCTGGTGATACGATGGCTTCTCACTCAGGCTGGACTGAGAATACGGACTACAGCCAGTCAGTGCGTCAGACCCTTACGCTGGGTACGGCATCTGCTGGTAGCATTGATAACACCGCAAGCAAGGCAACCTACTCGATCAACGCCACGGCTACGATTGCTGGTGCGTTTATTACTAGCGACAGCACTAAGTCTGGAACTACGGGAACCTTGTACGGTGTCGTAGACTTTGCATCATCCCGTGCTGTTATCTCTGGCGACACGCTTGAGGTGACTGTCACGCTGACTGCGGCGAGTGCGTAATGGCTGTCGAAAGCGCAAGTTGGGTTACACAATTAGTTGCTACCAACCCTGTTGTTGGCGACCCAGTAGGCGAGGGTGATGACCACTTGAGAATGATTAAGACTGTTTTGCAGAACAGTTTTCCATCATCTTCTACTGCGGCAATTGTTCCCAATATGTCAGGGCAGTCTGGTAAATATTTAACAACTGACGGTACTGATGCGTCATGGGGAACAGTGTCTGCTGACCCTGCTGGCACAGCAGTAGCAATGGCGATTGCTTTAGGAGGCTAAATGGCTAACGCATTTAAGAACGCTGGAGCGGCAATTGCGGCATCAAGAACAGACGTATACACTTGCCCAGCGGCTACCGAAGCAGTTATTCACGCTTTGTATCTGTCTAACGTAGATGGTGCGGCAAGCGTAGATGCAACGATTGAAGTGTACGATTCATCTGCCGCAACTTACTATCATGTCGGCAAAACTATTCCAGTACCTGCCGACTCTACGCTTGTGTTTGACAAACCAATCAACCTAG